AGCGCGAAGGCTGCACCCGCCCAAATCATCAGCGGGGAAGGTTCCGCAGTCTTCAGGGGTTCGGGGTACATCTCGATGTATGTCAGGCTATGTCGGTTCATGGTGTCGAGTCCTTACGGTTACGGGTTGTTGATGGATCAATTCTAACCCACTGGGTCTGATTGTCAATACCCAGTGGGTAAATTATTTACTAGGGGTTATCCCTAACTTGTGGGCGAAAATTGCGGCGTCCCGTTCTTCCACGGTTGCAAAGTATCCAAGGTGCACCACTCGCGCACCATCCCGCACGACTGCACGAATGCGGCGCGGCTTCGGGATTCGCTTCACCCATTCACCAGTGGTCAGGTAATGCGCCACGATTGACGCTGAACGGGTGCGGCCTTCAAAGAGAACACGCTCCCCGCATTGCTGCACGTATTCGCGCACGTCATGCCCGGCATCATTTGACACGCGCCACGATTCAACGTGAACCAACACGCCGCCCCGCACTTCGTAACGCTCCCCGACTTTTTGCCAAATCGTCTTGGCTTCGGGTTCGGCGGCTTTCTTGCTTCGCGGTAATTTCCAGCGGCCTTGTCTCACGCCCAGCATGTAGTCGAGTTTCTCGCCGGGTAGTCGTTCGATGTCGGACATCTCAAGGTCAGGGTACGCCGCATAAACGGCATCTTCAAGGGCTTGTCTGTTTAGCATGGATTGTGCTCCGTTGGTTAAGTGTTCCCATGTTACCACACTTCTACATTGTGGTGACAAATTGCCTAGAAGCTAGGGGTATTTGATTTAGGGATTCTCGGATTAAAAGACTGTTTAAAAATCGTATTGAATCTAAGGGTCGCGCACGCGGGAAAGGTTACTTTGGCGCCGTGATGCACAAACACGGTAACACGGACCCACTGGGTGCCCACTTTCCCCGGTTTCTGGGGAATTTCCCCGGCTTCTCGATTGAACCCCGGACCCACTGGGTGCCCGAGTTTCTCGCCCACTTTACCCGCCCAAAGTACCCGGACACCTTGACCCACTGGGTGCAAGTGGTGCGCGAATCTCCGCACCCAGCGGGTGCGCGGTTGCGGTGGTGCCCGTGCTGGGTGCGCGGTTGCGGTGGTGCCCGGGAGTCGCTGGGGCGAGGAGAGGGGGGTAGGGCCAGCGGGGTCGATGGTCCGGCTACGTAGGCATCACAGAAACCGTGAAAATTTTTTAGAAAATCAAAAACCCAATGGGTTCACTTACCCCGTGAATCTCCGTTACACAAAACCATCCGCATGTGATAGCATCAGTATCACTATGAAACAAGAGAACACCTCGTTCGTAGGCACGGCTGTCGCCAGTGAAAACCAACTGCCAAACTGGCTGACCGTGCCTGACCCAGAACCCCTCAGAACCTCGAAGGCTGCAAGGGCGTTGCTGCATGTCGAATATGAGCAGATATTCGAGCGCATCGTAGAGGACATCTACCGGGGCCGGTCCCTGCAATCGCTGATTGAGGATGACCACCGGGCCATCTCGTATGAGGACTTCCTGCGCTGGGTCAAGCGTGACCCCGTTCGCCATGAACGGTTCAAGGAAGCGCAGGAGATGCGTACCGAGTTTCTTGCGGGTGAGATTCTGGAAATTGCCGATGGGGTCGAGTCCATCGACGCCAACTCGAACGACACGGTGAACCGCGACAAGCTGCGCATCGACACGCGCAAGTGGCTCATGGGTGCGCACAACCGCAAACGCTACGGCGAGACAAAACAAATTGAACTGGGTGGCACCATCTCCATCACTGAGGCGCTGGCACAAGCACAGGCTAGAGTGATCGAGGGTGAGGTGATTGACGTAACCCCTCGACTGGAGAACCGTGATGAGTGATGGTGGCAAAGGCTCCGCGCCTAGACCGATCCCCGACCCCCAGAAGTTCCGCGACAACTGGGACGCGATCTTTGGAAAGAAGCAGTGATGCAGAAACCCCGGTACAGCCCAGAAGACGAGCAGACGCTCATGGCCCAGCTTTGGAGTCCGTCTATCAAGGACGACCCCGAGGCGTTTGTGCTCTTTGTGTTCCCTTGGGGGCAGAAGAACACCCCACTCGAGCACTTCAAAGCCCCTCGTGCGTGGCAGCGTAGGGCACTGCGCCGCATACGGGACTTCATCAAGGAGAACCGGGGCAAGCTGACCAACGACCAGTTGATCGACGCGCTGCGCAGGGCTGTGTCATCGGGTCGGGGGGTGGGCAAGTCAGCCCTCGTGTCGTGGTTGATCCTGTGGATGCTGTCCACCCGCATCGGGTCAAGCGTGATCGTGTCGGCCAACAGCGAGAACCAGTTGCGCAAAGTGACGTGGGGCGAGTTGACCAAGTGGGTCACGATGGCGATCAACGCCCACTGGTGGGAACCCACGGCCACGAGCCTGAACCCGGCCAACTGGTTGACCGAACTGGTCGAACGTGACCTGCGCAAGGGCACCCGGTACTGGGGTGCCGAGGGCAAGCTGTGGTCAGAGGAGAACCCTGACGCCTATGCCGGTGTCCACAACATGGACGGCATGATGGTGATCTTCGACGAGGCGTCAGGTATCCCGGACAGCATCTGGTCCGTGGCTGCGGGCTTCTTTACCGAGAACATCTTGGACCGGTACTGGTTTGCGTTCTCCAACGGTCGTCGCAACACTGGGTACTTCTACGAGGCCGTGGACGGCAGCAAGCGGGAGTTCTGGGAGAGCGAGAAGATCGACGCCCGCACAGTCGAGGGCACCGACAAGACCATCTACCAGCAGATCATCAACGAGTACGGTGAGGACTCGGACGAGGCCCGGGTCGAGGTCTACGGCGATTTCCCCAAGTCGGGCCAAGACCAGTTCATCGCACCGCACCTTGTCGATGACGCCATGAAGCGGCAACTGCACAAGGACATGACCGCGCCCATCATCGTGGGTGTGGACCCGGCCCGGGGCGGCATGGACAGCACCGTGATCGCCGTGCGCCAAGGGCGGGACATCGTGGCGATCAAGCGGTTCAGGGGTGACGACACCATGACCACCGTGGGCCACGTCATCGACGCCATCGAGGAGTACCGGCCAGCACTGACCGTGATCGACGAGGGTGGCCTCGGGTACGGCATCCTTGACAGATTGACCGAGCAGAAGTACAAAGTGCGTGGGGTCAACTTCGGCTGGAAAGCCAAGAACCCGACCATGTGGGGCAACAAGCGGGCTGAGATTTGGGGTGCAATGCGCGACTGGCTCAAGACCGCCAGCATCCCCCAAGACAGACTGCTCAAGAGCGATCTGGTCGGCCCAATGAAGAAGCCCAACTCGGCTGGCACCATCTTTTTGGAAGGCAAGAAGGAAATGAAAGCCCGTGGACAAGCATCGCCCGATGCGGCTGACGCCATCGCCGTGACCTTCGCTTACCCTGTGGCACATCGGGAGTACAATGACCGCACAATCACCCGGCGCAACGCTCAAAACGGTGCCGCCACAACTTCATGGATGGGTTCGTGATGGCTACCAAGAAAAGCGTGTCTCTGAGTGTCGGTCGTGGCGAGAAGCTGCCTGCATCCAAGGGTGCTGGCCTGACTGAAAAGGGTCGCGCCAAATACAACCGCGAGACTGGCTCCAATCTCAAAGCGCCAGCGCCCAGCCCCAAGACAAAGGCCGACCAAGGCCGTAAAGATTCGTTCTGCGCTCGCATGGAAGGGGTTGTCAAAAACGCCAAAGGCCCAGCAGAACGGGCCAAGGCATCACTCAAACGATGGAAGTGCTGATCATGGCTACAAAACCCGGGCTCTATGCCAACATTAACGCCAAACGCGCCCGTATTGCGGCTGGCTCTGGTGAGAAGATGCGCAAACCCGGCTCTGCTGGTGCGCCCACCAACAAAGACTTTAAAGAGTCGGCCAAGACTGCCAAACCTGCCAAAAAGGCCAAGTGATGCCACTCGTCAAATCACCCTCAAAAGAGGCATTTCGCAAGAATGTCAAGCGCGAAGCTGCCAAAAAACCAACAACGAAGCCCAAAAAATGACCATTCAAGCCCTGCAAGACTGCCTGATCGTGCGCCCAGACATGGAGAAACACGAGCTTTTCATCCTTCTGAAGCAGAAACAAACGGGCACAGGTGTGGTAATCTCCGCTGGCCCTGACGCCAAAGACGTAAAAGTCGGCGACAAGGTGCTATTTGGTGATTCCATCGGTCAGGACTTAAAATGGGAAGGTGACAACCTTCTGGTCATGAGGGAATCACACACCCTCGGAGTATTTGACGCATGAAAGACACCACCGGAATCGTAGCCGCAGCAAATGTGGCAAAAAACGGACCGAACCCGTCAAAAGGCGGTTCCGAGGACATTCTGACCGTTGCCCGTTCACGCATGAAGATGGCGATGGCGGCGTTTTCCCAGACCCGGGAAGACGAACTCGACGACCTGCGGTTCTACGCAGGCTCCCCAGACAACCAGTGGCAGTGGCCTGCTGACGTGCTCCAGACTCGTGGTGCCGTGCAGGGTCAAACGATCAACGCCCGCCCGTGCCTGACCATCAACAAGCTGCCGCAGCACGTTCACCAAGTGACGAACGAGCAGCGCATGAACCGTCCCGGCATCAAAGTGATTCCGGCTGACGACAAGGCCGATGTTGACGTGGCAGACGTGTTCAACGGCGTGATTCGTCACATCGAGTACATCTCCGATGCTGACGTGGCCTACGACACCGCCTGCGAGAACCAAGTGTCCTACGGTGAAGGCTACATCCGTCTGCTGACGGAGTACTGCGACGAAAAGACATTCGACCAAGACATCAAGATCGGGCGCATCCGCAACAGCTTCAGCGTCTACATGGACCCCATGATCCAAGACCCCACGGGCGCAGACGCCCGCTGGTGCTTCGTCACGGAAGACTTGACCAAAGCTGAATATGAGCGTCTGTACCCCGATGCAGCGCCAATCAGCACCCTCATGAGCCTTGGCGTGGGCGATCAGTCCATCGCCCAGTGGATCGGTGAAAACACTGTCCGCATCGCCGAATACTTCTACATCGAGTACGAGAAGCAAACGCTCAACTTGTACCCCGGCAACCAGACTGCGTTCACGGGCACACCCGAGGACAAGACGCTACGCATGTTGTTCGGCAAGCCAATCCGCACCCGCGAAGCTGACCGCAAAAAGGTCAAGTGGTGCAAGATCAACGGCTACGACATCCTTGAAGAACGCGAGTGGGCTGGTGCCTACATCCCCGTGGTGCGCGTGGTCGGCAACGAGTTTGAGGTTGACGGCCAGATGTACGTGTCGGGCTTGGTGCGCAACGCCAAGGATGCCCAGCGCATGTACAACTACTGGGTGTCGCAGGAAGCTGAGATGCTGGCGCTGGCCCCCAAAGCCCCATTCATCGGGTACGGCGGGCAGTTTGAAGGCTACGAACAGCAGTGGAAGACTGCCAACACAAACAACTGGCCCTATCTGGAGGTCAATCCAGACGTTACAGACGGCCAAGGCGCTGTGTTGCCACTACCCCAGCGGGCACAGCCTCCAATGGCCTCCAGCGGCCTGCTGCAAGCCAAGGCGGGTGCTGCCGAAGACATCAAGTCGGCCACCGGCCAATACAACGCATCGCTGGGCATGACCAGCAACGAGCGTTCCGGCAAAGCCATCTTGGCCCGCCAGCGTGAAGGCGACATTGGCACCTACCACTACGTTGACAACTTGGCCCGTGCGATCCGTCACATTGGTCGTCAACTCGTGGATTTGATCCCCAAAATTTACGACACCGAGCGCATCGCCCGCATCATTGGTGAAGATGGTGAGCCATCAACCGTCAAGATGAACCCGATGCAGGAAGAACCCGTCAAGCGCATCGTGGACCAAGAGGGTGTGCTGATCGAGAAAATCTACAACCCCGCTGTTGGCAAGTACGATGTGCGCGTGATCACCGGCCCCGGCTACGCCACCAAGCGTCAAGAGGCTCTGGAGAGCATGGCCCAGTTGCTGCAAGGCAACCCACAGTTGTGGCAAGTGGCTGGCGATCTGTTTGTCAAGAACATGGACTGGCCCGGTGCCCAAGACCTTGCCAAGCGGTTCAAGAAGACCATCGACCCCAAAGTGCTGGCGGACGAAGACGATCCAGCCTTGGCCGCTGCCAACCAGCAGATGGAGGCGATGGCCGCTGAGATGGAAAACATGTTCCAGATGTTGCAAAACGTCAACCAGAGCATGGAAGCCCGTGAATTGCAGATCAAAGAATTTGGGGAACAAGTCAGAGCATACGATGCCGAAACCAAGCGCATCAGCGCGGTGCAGGCCGGTATGTCACCAGAGCAGATTCAAGACATCGTGATGGGCACCATTGCCGCAGCGATGGACACTGGCGATCTGGTTGCAGGCGCACCGCAGATGCCTGAGATGCAGCCTCAAATGGCCCCCGAACAAGGTCAAATGCCACCTGAAGGGATGATGTAATGAGTTGCGCTGATTTCATGGGTGAGTTGTTCTTGGCACGGGATGTGGCCCATTCCGTCCACCTCAACACCCGTTCATACTCAAAACACAAGGCGCTGCGGCACTTCTACGAAGATGTACTGGACGCTGCCGACAAGTTTGCCGAGGCGTACCAAGGCCGTCATGGTCTAATTGGCCCCATCTCGCTGAAGTCAGCCCGCGAAAACGGTGCAATCCTGCCGTTCTTGGAAGACTCGCTGAAATACATCGAGGAAAACCGGTACAAGGTCTGCGGTAAGACCGACACGACTTTGCAGAACATCATTGACGAGATCATTGCTGTTTACCTGTCGGCCATTTACAAGTTAAAATTTCTGGCATAAGGAGCCATCATGGAACTTCTCAACCCCCTCGCCAAAGCCAATTTCCCGGCTCAAACTGCCGCCTTCACAGGCACAGCGGCCAACACTTCTGGCTGGCCCGCTGGTCCTGAAGGTGTCATGGTCTGGTCCACAGAACCCTGCTACGTTGAGGTGGGTGAAGGCGCTGTGGCAACGACTGCCAGCACACCGATTCCCGCATTTACACCAATCCCGTTCAAAATCCCCACCGGCACATCTGGCCTGTGGCGAGTCAGCGCCATCCAGATTTCCTCTGGTGGCACGGTGTACTGCAAGCCGATGAACACAAAATGAGCTTCCTTGCTGTTCGCAACGCTATTGGCATTGGACTGGGTGGCATCATCACGTTGTTCGGTGGTCGCGGCAGCGAGCAAGCACAGAGCAATCTTCTTACCGAGTCCGGCGCAAACCTCGTGCAAGAGGACGGCGGCTTGATCCTCTTGGAGTAACACATGCCCGCTGTATCGCTTTCAATTTTTGGCGGCGTTGGTGCTCAGTTTTTTGACAACAACGGCAACCCGCTGTCCGGTGGCAAAATTTACACATACGAGGCTGGCACAACAACACCGCTGGCAACGTACACGTCAAGCACTGGCAACACAGCCCACACAAACCCTCTCGTGCTGGATTCGGCTGGCCGGGTGCCCGGTGGTGAAATTTGGAACGCGCTGCGACTGTACAAATTTGTTCTGAAGACCAGCGCAGATGTCACGATTGCCACGTATGACAACGTGGGCAGCAGCTTCAACGCTACCGCAATCATTGCAAACTTTACTGGCAATGGCTCCACTGTTGCATTTACGTTGGCAAGCGCACCAGCGGGCGAGAATGCAACCAACGCGTACATCAACGGTGTGTACCAGCAAAAGAACACGTACAGCGTTACTGGCGCGGTTCTCACATTCTCAGAAGCACCTCCAGTCACTTCGTCAATCGAAGTCAACTACGTCTAAGGAACAATCATGGCAGACACCAAAATCTCCGCGCTAACCGCATCTACAACCCCGCTTGCGGGCACTGAGGTTTTGCCGATTGTTCAAGGCGGCGTAACCAAACAAGTCAGTGTTGCAAACTTGACAACAGGTCGTGCGGTATCTGTTGCAAGTTTGACGGCATCGACCGGAAACATTGTTATCGGAACCTCTGGTCAAGGTATTGACTTTTCTGCCACACCGGGCACAGGCACAAGTGAGTTGCTGGCTGATTATGAAGAAGGTACTTGGACGCCCATAATTCGAGCAGGAACTGTCAATTTCACATCCGTTTCGTACAACGCTAGAACAAAAGGTTCTTACACAAAAGTTGGTGATGTGGTTCACTTTTACATGGAACTTTTAACAGACTCTGTTGTAGCTGGATTGGCATCCGGTTCCGTTTTTATTGACGGATTGCCATTTACATCAAGTGCAAACGCTGGGGGGACTGGATCAGTAGGAATTGCTCAACTTTTTGGTGTTGACACTCCAATTGGCGCTTGGATAGACACATCATCCTCAAGCATTACTTTGTACAAAAGAGCATCTAGCCTAACATCTACGCTGAATGTTCTTGCTGGTGACATCAATACAGGGTTTGGCAATTTTATTGCAATCGGTGGTACTTACAAAGTTTAAGGTGTAAAAATGTCACTTACAAAAGTTTCTTATTCAATGATTAATGGCGAATACATAAACGCCCTTGATTATGGTGCTGTGGGTAATGGCATTGCCGATGACACTGCTGCTTTGCAAACTGCTGTTAATTACTGCATTGCCAATTTAAAAAATCTGTATATACCAAGCGGTACATACATGATTTCAGCACCACTTAACTTTATTGCAAATAGTTATGCAACGGACTATCCGTTCCCGCGACTTAATCAAATTATTCTTTCAGGTGAAAGTGGATCAAAAATTAAAGCTACTTCCGGTTTTACCGGAACTATGATTTTAATGGGTGATGCTGTAAACGGAATTCAATTTAAAGACGCGCTGTTTTTAGATGGATTGACAATTGATGGTAATAACCAAGAAATTACTCTTGTTGGTGGTGTTGCTGGCTTGGGTTTTCAGGCAAGATTTTACGCAAGTCGATGCAATTTTGTTGGAGTAACAGGGCCAACTTCTATTGCTTTAGATGGGCTGTACTCATCCCTTTTTATC